GGCTAACAGAGACTTACGTTATAATGTGCCTTCGCTGTACAATCACGTGTTTATGATTAATAATCAAGAGAAATTCAGAATCAATGATTCGGGTGATTTCGCCATTTCCGGTAATGTATATGTGGGTACGAATGACAGTACGGTCGGCCCAAAATCTATATATTTCGGTGGCACGGTGGGTGATAATACTTTTGATGATACGGTGATCGAAAATCGTGTATATAATGAAACTACTCCTGATACTAATTCTAAGTCCGAACTTTTACTATTCAAGGGTGATAATACAGATGATAGAATTCGTTTGCGTGCGGGTGAAATTAGATTTGATACGAAGTCGAGCCTCGCCGGAGAACAGAGCAGAACTTTCGATGCCCCTAAAATGACCATTATAAATAATGGTTCGGTTGGTATTGGTCTCACGCAACCCCAAGATCAACTCCACATAACCGAAAGATTACGAATCGATGAAATACAGATGAAATATGACTCGACCGATGGACTTGTTTTCAACAGATCCGGACCAGTAAATAAATTGATGTCAGATGGATACGCATGTACGGGAGGAACAAACAAACTCTTCACCACGGGTCTCACGGCTACACAGGCAACGGTAAATGGCCAAACTATCATTACTGGTGATGTAGGAATAGGTACAAATGCTTTATTCCCAGGTAGAGTTCTTCACGCGAATGGAGATGTTCGTTTCGAAGGTAACATTCGCCAAAAGCCATACGTCGTCGCCATCGGCGAAGGGACGGGTGGCACAGCCCAGTCGGCATATGGCATAGGTATCGGCTACAGAGCCGCATACTTGGGTCAAAATAACGCTACCGTTGCGATAGGGTCCAATGCGGGATACAACGGACAAGGAGTCGGTGGTATCGCAGTGGGTTTCCATGCAGGAGAAAGTGGTCAGGGAATGAATTCTGTCGCACTCGGTTACTACGCGGGATCTACGAATCAACATGCATCGACGGTCGCTATAAACGCGGGAGTGACCGCACTCCAAACATCGAGACCAAATGCGACATATATTAAACCATTAAGTGCCCGCACGCATGCATCCAACATCATGGGATACGCCTCCGATGGAGAACTCATCGATTGTACAAGCGTAAGTTTCAATAGTGGGGGTAAATTAATCGCAACAGAAGGCATCCAAGCGAATTTTTACGAAGGCGACGGTGGTTTCTTATCCAATGTAGGTACTAACTTTACAAATACAATCAGTTTCTTGAATCCAACCACTGGTTTCAAATCCGATTCACCCACACATGGTATAGCTAATCTCACCCCAATACACACGTTAGATGTTGGTTCCAATTTATTCATAGAAGATACGGGTAGTAATGTTCTTTCTATTTCGGGTAATATATTGGCGGAAAAGATAACATTGGGAAATGTTGCCATAACGACGGCATATACTCTTCAACAAATAACAAACACAGGCAATACCACTTCTAAAACAGTTCAATTTACAAATACAGACAATTCGCTCGTCACGGACGGTAGAGTGGGTGTCAAAACTGCCAGTCCAACGTTTGATCTAGAAGTCACGGGTACGGCAGCAAAGACTGGAGGTGGATCATGGTCGAGTACGTCAGACCGCCGCCTCAAGGAAAATATCCAGGATGCGGATATCGATCTGTGTTATAATACCGTAAAAACCATACCCCTCAGAAGATTCAAATGGAGAGATGACTTGGAAGGTTTCAGCGAATATCAGAAGGATAAGAATGTCCTCGGTTGGATAGCTCAGGAAGTAGAAGAATATATGCCAAAATCGATTAATACAATCGGAGAAAAATATGGTATCGACGATGTCAAGTTCCTAAATAATGACCAATTATACGCATCCATGTACGGTGCACTCCAGAAAGCGATATCCAAAATTGAGTCCCTCGAAGATGAACTCGCCAAAATAAAAAACTCCATATAATATAAATCATGTCTGGTGGAATTGCACAATTAGTGGCCGTCGGTGCTCAAGATGCCCATTTGGTCGGCCAACCCGAAGTCAGCTTTTTCCGCTCTACGTACAAACGTGCGACGAATTTTTCTCAGTCCTGTGAACGTCAGGTCATACAAGGCAACATCCAAAACAATGGCATGTCCTCCATTCGCTTCGAGAGAAAGGGAGACATGTTGTCCTACGTTTACCTTGCCCCCATTCACTCCAACGGTACCCAAGCGGCCACTGTGACCGATTGGGAATCCAAGATTTCCAAGGTCGAACTGTTCATTGGTGGACAGTTGATCGATGAACAAGATTCTACGTTCTCTACGATGATTGCGCCGGAACTTTTGGCGACGTCCTCGTCTAAGTCTGTCGGTGGTGGTATCTACCGTGGTGGCGCGGGAGAACAATTTTATCCCCTCCGATTTCAATTTTGCGAAAACTGGCAATCCTCTCTTCCGTTGATCGCCATGCAATATCATGATGTCGAACTCCGAATTCACTGGGGTGCCTCCGCGGCTAGCAACAAGTGGGAAGCCTACGCGAACTACATTTTCTTGGACACGGATGAACGCTCCGTGATGTCCTCGAAGCCGATGAGCATGTTGATTACCCAAACACAAAAGGTTATCGCCAGTCAGGCGAAAATCCAGGAGCTCTCGTTTAATCACCCGGTGAAGTTCCTCGTGTCGAACTGCTCCGCGAACGGTATGATGACCGCGACGAACCAAACGAAACTCCAAATCAACGGTACCGATTGCAGTGACTACAAATTCACGATGCCGAACTACTCTGCGGTCAGTAGCTACTACCACGTCCCGAACTCGTCGGGTGACAAGAAGACGTCTCTCTTCATTTACCCGTTCTGTTTGGAAACTTCCAAGTTGCAACCGACAGGTTCATTAAATTTCTCGCGTCTCGATTCGGCTCGTATTGTCAACTCTGGCAGCAGCTCGCTTGACGCAATTTATGCGGTTAATTACAATATTATACGCATAGAAAACGGCATGGCGGGTCTCGTGTATGCCAACTAAAATGTCCCAAAAAAATAGATAATTATATTAGAAACAAGCATGTTTTGGACAGTATTGTTCTTACTCGCTTTTGTCTTCGTGCTAACCTATGATCCCCGATCCAGGACACTGGATAAAATAGTGGATCCTAAGATAGTAGAAACCTCAGAGAATACGAAACCCGTTCCATACGATGAAAATGTAACGAATATACGCAGAAGTGTTACGAGAGAGTCGAAAGAGTCGCATTATGACGCACTCCAGTTCGGAAAAGACGCCGGATATACGGTTCCAGACAATAAGGGTGTCCACATGGGTGCGATTATAGGAACTTAAAACTTTCAGGATATGTTATATTAGTTATACTATGTTCTCTCTTGACCGCGAAACGATGATGCTCATTGCTGTTGCGATGTGTATCCTTGGAAGCCTTTATCTCTATAGTGAGTTGAGAAATACCCGAAATGATGTATCCGAAGTGAGGACATTTTCCTCCCAGATGGCCAATCATCTAAATAGTTTGAGTTATTATGACGACGATATGTCGGAAGAAGGTGACGAAGATTATGAAGAAGATGGCGAGGAAAACGTACCTGTACAACCGACAAAGTCAATCCAATCTATTACGCCGATTTCTGCGGAAACTGAGGTAATGTCTGTGAAATAATCATATCCGTTTATTGTAACTTGCTAAATGAGCAATGAAGAAGTACAAAGCAATAGCGATCCCAGTTAGTTTCGCAGACGCAAAGCCCCGGTTTTTAACCGTTCGAGATCGACGATTTAAAGATTGGATTTTTGTCACAGGAGGATGCAGAAGAAGAGAAATTTACAACCCACTTAGATGTGCTCTAAGAGAACTAGAAGAAGAAACAAGAGGTATTGTCTCACTCAAGAAGGGAGAATACACGTCATACGTATTTACTGTCAAGGAAAGTCCAACGGTGGACTTGGTCTATAATGTGTTTGTATTTTTCGTTGATTGGAAAAGAAACGACCAATACGCACTCATTAGAAAATTTTATGAAGAAAAGGCTAAATGCCAAGCAAAGAAAGCAAACAAACAACCGATAAAAAAGACATTCGATGAAAATGATTTTATGAATTTCGATACGTTAGAGGAATATAACTGCCGAAAGAGATGGAATTTGATCGTCGATAATATTATAAAAAATCCAGAATTTTATGCGTGTGTTCAATCCTTGAATAGAAAAACATTTTCTATTAAATAGGATGAAGTCAAAGGCTTATATTTTACGTGAAATCCGAGAATTGCTCATAGATAATAGAGGCTATTCAGAAGATGACGCGAAGGAAAAGGCAGACGAACTCGCTCCGAGAACCGTGTATGAATTATTAACTTTAAAAAAGGAGCTTGCCACAGATAAAGAATTTGAGGATGTTTCCATCTCTGCTTCGATTAGACGATATTAAAAAATAGAATCGTAACAAACGTAAGTATGTTCAAGCGCTGGTGCGCAGAACAAAAAATTGATCATGGAGGTAACAAGCTATCACATGTGCTCATGAATGGGGGAGTCCTATCCGTGCCATCTGATAGATTGAATGAATTTTATGATAAATGTATAGAGGCCGTATTATCGGGGGATAAGATATACGTAGTCGAACAAAAAACAAAATATTATAATTTTTTCGTCGATGTGGATTACAAAGCAGACGATGCGCTAGATTTAAACGAAATACAGAGCATATGCAAGATAATTTGTAATAAAATGATGACGAAGGGTGGGAAGGAATGTTTAATTTCGGTAGCGGAACCAAAACCATCGGGCGATAAAATCAAAACGGGAATACATTTAAATTTTCCCGGATTTGTCGTAAATCAAGCGAGTGCGATCGCCCTCCGAGAACATATATTGGTCGCGTTGTATATAGCGAAAGGTTCGGAAGATTGGGAAAAAATTATAGATTCTGCGGTATATGGGGACATTTCTAAACGGTCTAAGGGAAGTGGGTTTAGAATGCCGTGGTCACATAAAATGACGAAAGGTGTTACCGAAGGTCCGTATCTACCCGTATTTGTATATAAACCCGGAGGTTTGTTAAGTAGCTTGACGAAAATAGGACAGAGACCGGACGCACAAATTCTAGCCATGTCCGCCGTACGAACAACTTCGACCGATTTTGTGACCATAGAGGGACCAACAAAGGCGATAAAGGAGGGATCATTCACTGAAATACAAACCAAAGATGAAGTCAGTGACATCGAACTAAAGTACAACATTGAGCGATTTATCCAAAAAAATATGAACGGACAATCCGACGCACGAGTTTCTAAATTATTCAAATTTG